AAGCTAAGAGTGAGGTTGGTGAGGGGGAAACCACGAAAAAGGTGGTTATCCCCGTCCCTGCAACAGACAGGAAGGGGCTTCCGAGTAGCGAAAACTTGGGAGAAGGAGACTCTGTGCTAGGCAACAGACCTAGTGATAAGCAAGAGAATCCGAGCGGGAAATTAGATAAATTTCCCATTTTGAAGAAACATAGGAATCCTAATTATCCTCAAGTTACATATTTTCTACCAAATTCATTCTCGTGGGATCAGCGTAAGATTGACATCTTGTCAAAATACCACCCATGTACTTTGAAGGAGATGAAGACATTGACTAGGGATAATGAACATCCGTTATGTGCCGCAATGAGGACAATGGCAGAGGCTTATGCCCTGCAATGTTTGATACAGGAACTCGGCGAGGCTAACATTACCCAAACGATGATAATGGATGTAGGTGGCTCAGTAAAGAGACATTATAGCAACAAGCGTAATTATGTGTGGTCATGTGTTCCAAAATTTGACGCAAGAGACATCGTGAGAAACTTCGCGAATCCTGGTACGTTGTTTTGTGAACATCGATGGCAAGAGTGTAACTGCAATAAAGGTGATATTGCTGCCTCAATAAGCGTCCATTCGCTTTACTACTTTCAACCTAGTGAAGTATTGGATAAACTTTTAACTCAAGCGCATCCTGTACATTATGCTGTCGTTCATCTTTACCCGCAAGGTTACGGGAAAATAATGGACGGCGAGATGTTATATGAACACTCTGGAGGTAAACTTTATGTGAAAGCCGAAGGCAATCTCACACCATACATACATGGGAGCACTGACTGGATGAAAACCGGTCATTATGCAAACATGAATGGTACGTTGGAATGGGATATAGTTCGTCGATTTGAAGATGTTTATGTGTTGAGATTCGTTGCAGTCAGGCAAGTTATTGAACTGACAGCTGACGTTAATCTGATGAATGATCATGTCAAATTGGACGATGAAGTTAAATTCAAGTCTATTGTTAATCAATGTATTAATTATGGTGAGAATATTAACAAGAAAAACTATCAGGTTTTCTTAACTAAAGTTAAGAGGAAAGGAAACGCTCAAGATTTGGATATGGAAAAGCTTACGAAATTTGCCTGTGAAGCTTACCATAATCAAGGTGCAATATTGGATATGCCTCCGCTCGATCTAGTCCGGGCTGGAGCGCAACGTAGTCGGGCGTTAGACTTTGTCATTGAGAAGCCAGAATTTTGGAAACAAGTTGTAATTGTAACATGTGCAATCTTGTCCTTATGTTTCTTAGGGGTGATGCTCTATTTGGGAGAGCAGTCATTCACCAGTAAATCCTTGTATACGCGGTATTTGTATGTTTTGATCATCATACCGCTAGCAGCAGTTGTGTGGTTGTGGTACAAGTACAAAGAGCACATTCGAGCTATTTGGGTGGGTTACTCGACTTTTGATCGGGAAGTGGAACCATTACTGCCTACCTTTAGCTATCAACAAACCAACTTTTGGAAAACCACCAAGTTATTGGTTTATGATTATTGTGTTAAGGAGTACAAACTACCCGACAAAGACTTAGATACGGAGAACGTTCTGAAATTTGGGGTGCCCGAAGATTTCTTAGAAGAATGCGATCCAAAACCAGCTGCCCGCGCCATGGTATACCACCCCAAATATATACCATATTATCCAAGGAAATGTTCACATAACGTAGTATCTAGTTTAAGAAATAAACTATTGAATGTTATACCCGGTATTGGTAAATACGATTTCAAACTCCACCCTGATCTAAGGAAAGTAGCATCTGAAATTAGGTCATCTCTCGTGCCTATGGAGTTTGATGAGTGGATTAGGAGGTTTCCGAACGAGAAACAAACTAGGTTCACTCGAGAAATAGCCAACCGCATTGACGAGCATATCGTCCAATCGAATTGGAATGATAGCAAGTTTTTCGTCAAGTTTGAAGCTTATGCAGAGCCAAAATATCCTAGACCGATTGTATCGGCTACACCAGAGTTCAACTTTTCGTCTGGTAGATGGTTGGTTCCAATTGCCGAGCTGTTTGCGGAGCTCCTTCCGGAGCACATTTGTTTTCCACTGCATGGAGATTCAAATGCTATAGGCGATTTCTTTGCTGATCACAAAGGTTATCATATTTATGATTGTGATTTCAGTTCGTACGATTCATCGCAAAGACGTGAAGCTCTAGGGATTATTGCAGAATTCTTAGAAGTTTGTGGCGTTCCGCCTAAAGTCTTGGAAAGAGAGCGATTGGACACCATCATGGTCAAGATCACCAACCGTAAAGGTTTGCATGTATTGTCTAAGAATAGGCGATACTCTGGAAGGTCTGCCACATTGCTAGGTAATTCAATATTAACTATTAACACCGCATTGCAAATATTTGGTAACAAATTGGCGGGTGTTCTGGCTAAAGGGGATGATACTGTGTTATTTTTACGCGAGCTTATCAATACTGAACATTATATTGAACAGTATTTGCGTAATGGTTTGGTAGCGAAACTCAGGAAAGTCGATGAATATGAAGTAGAGTTTTGCTCATCAGTTTTTGTACCGTTTGAAGAAGGTTATGTGTTAATTCCAAAGCCAGGGAAATTATTAGCCAA